GGTCTATAGAAATAAGGAAACTTAAAAAATGGCATCGTTGTATTTTGATTTACAAATTCAGAATCAACCCCTTCAAAAACTGGGTTCCAAGATATAAACGACAATCCGTTGAATGTTGCGCCGTCATCGCTGTTTGTTGTTTGTATTAAATTAACTCCGTCAATGTTTAAAATATCACTTGTTAAAGTGGACAAATTCATAATCCCCCCAAGTTGATTATTTTCAGCTTTAAAGAAATTTACAATTTTATTTCTGACTGCTTCTTTTATAGTTTGTTTGTTTATTCTTGTGTTTTTATCCAATGTGATAACTATTTTACTATCATAATAAGCATCTTTAGTCGCTGCTTTTGTTGAATATCCTATATCAAATGCCATATATACTGGATCTCTTGGGATTATTTCGTGACTCAACATTTTTTTATCATTTGTTAAATCTCTGATTAGATTTTTGAAACTGTTTGGCAAATATGTTGGATAAGATTCGTCAACATTTATAATAAAATCAGGAACACAGAATATATTAACATTATTAAAATCACAACTATCAGCAAAATTAACTTGATTTAATAAAACTCTAGTAACTTTGTTAGGATCTACACATATACTATAAAAATATTGTATATATTCTTCCAAAAATTTTTCATTATTTGCTACCTTTACAGATTTTAAAATGTTTGGAATGCTCTTTTTTAAATAAATTTCATAATCTTGCTCGCTTACTAATCTATATTGGGATGAAATTAAAAATGGTACATTCTTTTTAAGATCTTCAATGCTTTCAGCATCACTGATAGTTGTTGAATTTAAAGGATTGATAAAAGTCAATAATGAACTCTTATCTTTGCTTATTAAAGTTGATGTTTGACTATAAACATCATCATATATTTGATTGAATGTGCTAGATGAATAATTGAATAACTTATTTCCATTTATTATATTTTTACTAATGATTCCAGCGTCACCATCACTCAGTAAATACATTACTTTTACTTCATCACCTTGTTCTAATTTTCTTCCAAATGTGCCGTTTCCAAATTTTACTTCATAATGACCGTTTTCATTCAATCTCAGTTCATATATTTTTTCATTAGCACTTGAGAAAAATATAGTATTAACTTTTGAATATTCAAACCATTTATCTGTATCTTGCTCTTTAACATACACAGTAATAGTACCATCAGCTATAAAGTTATCATCGTTTAAATTGACTAAATTATCAACAACAATTGGAAAGGTTTCAAATTCAAGACCTTCTGATGTATATGCGGGATATTCACCAACACTGCCTTGATATAAAATCAAATTATCATTTATAGTTGTTATAGCTTCATTAGTTGATGTTACTTTTTCAAAGAAAAAATCATCCAATATGGTATATTGAATATTATCTACCAAAAAGTAACTATATTTTTTCAAATAATAACTTCCAGTTGGTAATGTTGAATCAGCGGTACAATTAATTGGAACTTGGGATGTTTGTTTACCAGTTGGGTTATATCCAACCAATTTTATAATACGATTCATATTTTCATAAATCGATGATTGTGTAAACAATGATTCTGAACTTGTTTGGTTGAGATAAAACATCAGAACGTGAGTAGTATAAGCAATAATATCAATCAATGATGATAAGTTACTACCTTCATAATTTTGATCAGTGAACTTTGAACTCTCATTCAATCGTTGAATGATAAAGTTTTTTAAAGACACCGCATCAAAATTTATATAAGCGTCTGTTGGTAAATTATATTCTAATGTTTTTGTATCACTCATTTTAAAAAATATTTAATAGGTAAAGTTATATAATAGTATATCCAGATGTATTAAGTCTGGATTTTATACTTAATCCAGTCACTCCTAAACTTGGAACATCTATTTGTAATTCTATATTGTATTGATTTTCATCCTCATTAGGCTCAACAAACAAATTAATGATTGTTATTCTAGGTTCCATTTCAGGCAAATGAGTTTCAATATCATCTTTAATGATTTCAGTTGTAAAATCATCCATTGGTTCAAACAAAAATCTTCTTAAATCAATTCCATAAGTGGGATTTAATATTTTATCCCCTGGTGATGTTAAAAATGCATTGGTTATGCTATTTTTTATAGCTTCAATATCATAAGACGCTTGTACATCTTTTAAAAATTCTTTTTTATTGAGTTGACTATTGTAAGAATATGCTGGATTTAAATCTAAAGCTAAATCTTTATATAAATAGCCCTTATCTAAAGATATCTTGTCTAATGAATTAGCTTCAAGAGATTTAATTTTAATTGCCATTGAGTATATTTAATACGGCGTAGCTATTCAGATTTTTTTTTAGTTTTTTTCCATTGTACACGTTTAGAACTACGTTTTTTGTACATTTTTCCTTTTATCTTGTTACATTCAGCTTTAGTAGCCCTACATGCTGGATAAGAACCCTTTGATGTATTACTTCTACCACACGGTCCTCCAGTTTTACAATTAATCCACCCACTGAATTTTTTACCTTTCTCATCTACATGAGGAGCAAACCAATCACGTAAATTTTCTAATATTTCAATTTGACTATAACGTACTGTATTGTCATTCTCATTCATTAGTTCATTTTTCCTTTTCTTTTAACGCATTTTTGAACGTAACCACTGGCATAAGCACTAGGCCAGACATCGTACTTGGCCTTGGCCTTTGCTTGGCATTTTGATCTAAGTTTTGATACTTTTTTCTTCTTTTTTGGTGTATACTTTTCAAGAAGAACAGCGTATAATTCATTAAATTCATTCATAATTCAATATTTAGTATTACCAATTTTGACAACTTAAATAACGAGCAGTTCCTGGTTTTGCAGTTGAACATTTATGTCTTGAACGAAATGATTTTTTTCTCTTAGTGTTACCACTTTTCCCAGTTACTTTAACACCCTTCTGTCCAAAATGTACTCTTTTATACCCAGGACCATCTGGATTTTTTACACATTGCATGTATTTTTTACCAGGTCTTGTGCTACTAGCTTTTTTAGTTGGTCCAGTACACTTAGCTGATTTTTTTTCCAGTAATTCAATTATATCAATTTCATAATCATCATGATCAAATTCCATAGATTCAAGTATTGAAGATACAAACGAATCAAAAGAAGATATATGACTCTCTGATAGTTGCTTTCTATACTTGTTGAGTTCTTGAAGCATCAATTGCGCTGTGTTTATTTTTGTTCTGCCAGTAGCATTACTCCACATAGTTCTGGTATATCCTTTGATATTTTGCTTTTGAGAATCGGTCAACGCCAACATATCAACCAAATCTTCGATATATTTACGATTTTTAATAACCTTAGTTGTCCAAGTTTCTTCGTTATTGATTGAATCTAATACTTGTTTTAATTCTCCATAAGCACCATCTGATTTTTCATCACTATCCATTGCAACAGGAGCTAACTTATGAGGTTTAAATCCAAACTTTTCATTATACTTCATATTGTTATACAAATTAACCAATTGAACAAAAGGAAGAGAATTGTAATCTCTAACTTTGGTTATATTAACATTTGCATTCAATTCTTGATCTCTTAATTCTGCTTCTCTTTGAGAATATCGAGTATCATAAATATCCAAATATGCAAGAATTGGATTGATTGTAGGGTCTTCAGAAGCTAAAGCTCTCAACATGTTCATTTTTTCTTGCATCCCCTTTGGAGTATCTTCCCAATTTAATTGAGAAAGATCTTGAAGTTGATTTTCTGATGCGAGTTTTTGTTCATTATCCAATAATAATTGTTCAGCCGTGGACTTTAGATAATATCTAAATGCTTCCATCTTTTGATCATTCAACATTTTGTTGGTTTCTTCAATTTCACTGGTTCTTTCTAAAACTTGATTGTATATATCTTGAGCAGTGTTTAATTTATTTTCATATTCTTGGCGTTCTGCTTCAATTTTATTTAATTCTTTATCTATAGCCGCAATTTCTGTTGGTCTTTCAGTATTTTTCTTAACTGTTTCTAGATAAGCTATTTTAGCTCTTCTTGTTTCCTCTTCCCCAGCATACTTTGCAATATTTCCTGGAAATATTTTCATTACATTTTCTTCATCAAATATTTTATCTTTTCCATTTTCATCTTGTAATGTAATTCTTCCGTATGATTCTCTTTTCTTATCCATATCATTTGACATAGATACTATTCTTTTATTGAAATCAGTATCATTTTCTAATAGACGAAATGCATTGTTTAAAACTTTATAGATTCTTTTCATTGCACGAAAACCATCACCGCTTTTTCCATTAGTTTCTGGATCTGCTGTAACTTCGCTTGACCATTCCCAACGATCCAAAGGTGTCTTTTTTTCTTGAGTTCCTCCAAACCCAGCTGAAGTTCTACTAAACCCCATAGGAGCCACTGTTTCTTTAGCAGTTTTATATGTTTGTCCAGGTCTAGTACCCTTAGCTTCTAGGATTACTTCACAAAGTTTATTGAAATTCATAACTTTATTTATCATTTCAACTAAATAATTTACATGGGAAAATTATTTGATGCAATTTTTGAGTCTGTGATATCACGCCACGATTATCTTACTGGTGATCGTGTTAAGTTCAGACCTAACTACAAATCATGCGATGCGTATAAGTCAATGTCAACCGAATTAAAGAAAGAAGTTGATGATTTAGCAGCTTGTGGATTGAATATTAAGGTAGTTAAAGTTGGTGATAGATTATCTGGAGCTAGTGCTGGTAATCAATTCAAAACATCAAGTGATTATGTAATAACAATTGCAGCTGATCAAGGTGGAACAAGAATTTATGGTAAAGTTACTGTTTCTTCTGATATGATTGATAAAATCCCAGCAGATGACATTAATTTAGATCCAGTTCCTGATGAGTGGAAAAGAAAAGAACGTATTACAATAAAACCAGAAGTTGTAAAAATAGATAATAACCATATCACTAGAAGAACTGATAAAGGGAATGGAAAAGCCACAGCAACTGAATATAGACTTCCAGAAAGCACAACTTTAAAGAAAGATAATGAAATGCTTGGTATGTTATATGAAAATGCCAGTAATCCAAATAGTATTTCCGATTCAGAAAGACATCAAATAACAAATAAATTAACAATCTATGGATTGGATGGAAATGCTCGTTTTGAAACTGCTGGACAAGCATTGAGAGCACTTACAAGCGCATTGGATGAGCTTGGTTTTGATTTGGATGCTGTTACAAATGATATTGACTTTTCAAGAGCGCATCACGAGCCAGGATATAAAGCTCAAAAAATGTTATCATTTAGAAGACAAACCACAAGTGGAGATCCATTTGATGAAGAACCAGAAATTGAAAATAGTATGATATCATTTAACTTTGAAAATCTTGGAAGAAATCCAGGAGGTAAAGATATTGAAGTTGTGGCATATGCCTCATAAGATTTAATTTTAGATTATTTTAAAAAAACTATCATAATAATATAAATAATAATATGGCTAGAATAACAAAATTAGATCAAGCACTTATTGCTGAAGCATACACCGTTCAACTTTTTCAAGAATCAGCACCTCACATGACAATTGCTGAAATTCAAAAACGACTTCCTCATATGACACTTGAAGAAGCTCAAATTATCGAAGAGCTTTTTGGTAAGCTTGGTCAAAAACTTGGTCAGGTTGCTTCTGGCATAGGTGGAGTTGGTTCAGCTGCTGGTAAAGGACTTGCAGCTGCTGGTAGAGGCGTTGCAAGTGCCGCTGGACAAGCTGGACAAGCAGTTGCTCAAAAAGCCCAACAAGTGGGTTCTGGCGTAAAAGCAGCAGCTGGACAAGCTGCTCAAAATGTTGGAAATCTTTATAATACAGCAAGCGCAGATAAAGAACAAGCACAAGCAATTGATAATGCTTCAAAAATAGCTATGGATTTGATTGATTTAGTTCAATCAGCGCAAGCTAAAGGTCTTATTAATCTCAGAGGAGAAGTTACCAATATGTCACTTGCTCAAATTATGACTAGACTTGAACAAGCCAAAGGACAAACAG